AACGCTTAGTCAAAAGTGGTAAAAACTACCAATGGAGCTGGCGGGAGTTACTTCGTTACTGATGTACCAGTGATTTAAGGGAATTGACCATCTAATTGACCATACGTTTAAAAATCTATGAAATTATCGAACTCACTTGCTAGCTTTTCTTTTGATGCTTTTGAGATATGCGCGTAGGTATTCATGGTAGTACCAATATCCTCATGGCCAAGACGATATTGGATATCTTTAAGAGTGGCACCCATCTCAATTAACAAGCTAGCATGAGTATGTCGGAAGCCGTGGGTAGTGATTCGCGGTAGTTGCTTCTTAGAGACCTTGTCCATCTCGTCCTGTACGTCCAGTAACCATTTTCTTGGCGTATCCATACTCATGATGTCCGTAGCCTTCACGGCGTTCTCATGGCCAAATATAAGATAGTCATTTGTGGGTGGCTCAATAAACGATTTCCATTCTAATAATCTTTCTAAAGTCTTAGAATCAATAGAAATAATTCTGGTTGATCCAACTGTTTTAGTGTCATCTATTTTTAATCCATTCTCATCTCTACTGATAGCTTGGTGAATATCAATAACGTTTTCCTCGCAGTCAATATCATTCCAGGTCAACGCCAGAGCTTCCTGTTTTCTCATGCCAGTCATTGCGAGTAGCCTAAAGAGAGCCTTTGACTTTGGATGACCAATACGATCAAGACATTCAAGGAACAGTTTCAGGTTTTCTTTTTCATAGAAGGCATCATCTTCTTTTTTCTTTTTCTTGGTTTTTGGCTTAATGATTGAATCAGTAGGATTTTTGTCAATTAGCCCAAAGCGGACAGCGTACTTAAATACTAGTCCAGTGTAATTCATAAACTTTGTAGCTGAAACATATTTTTGAGACCACTTATCCATTTGTGCTTGAAGCATAAGTGGCGTAATTTCCGAAATGAACATATCACCGAATGCATCCAATACATGATTTTTAAAGATGCGTTTTGTTTTTAATAGGGTAGAACCACGTACAGTTTTTTCGTACTCGATAATCCATTGATCATAAACTTGCTGGAAAGTTTTAGGCTTGTCAGCAGCAGTCAGTCCCTCGGCATATTCGGTTTGTAATCTTGCTTCGGCAATTTTAGCTTCCTTTTGGGTCTTAAATCCACGTTTAGTAGTATAGACTTTCTTACCTGTTTTCGGGTCTTTGCCGAGGTAAGTTTTAAAATACCAAGCTTTTTCACCGTTCTTTTTGATGTATTGCTTGATCATTGCCATTTGTATCCATCCTTTCAATTTGATACAATAGGCGTAGTTAAATAAGCCTATTGTAGGGTTATTTATGTGATGGCACATCCGTTAGCTTGCCGGCGAGGGGATGTGCTTTTTTACATTAAGTGAATTTTTTCCCAAGAATCAATATGTGTGATTGGACTTGAGAATATTAGTTCTGTTGCCTTCTTCTTTTGATTTGCGGAATAGTTTAAGACATATTCAAAGCTATTTTCGACTGATGAATACATTTCAGAAATTTGTGGTGCTTTATCATATGTCAAAATCCAATAGTAATCATCCATTTCAAGTATTTTATCTCTCATGAGTAGATGTTGGTCATGATTATAAAATGAAAGATATAATGATGAGCCTTGCTTGTAGTATGGAGGATCAAAAAAAGTAAAGAGCCTTTCTCTTGGATAGTTGTTTTTTAAGAAATCTACTAATTGATATGCATCAAGATTAAATAGATCAATTCTATCTCGTTGGTTTGCGATTAGCCGTATTTTTTTTATTAAGTCGACTTTATTAAAGCGACAATCAATTTTATACTTGCTTTCTTGTGCTTGACCACCAATAGGACCGCCTAAAATAATTCCACTAACATTCGTTCGGTTTAAAAAAAATGTTGCAAAAGCTCCAGTTAGAGAATTTGGATCTCGGCCATATTTTTCGTAAAGCTTTTTTTGAATGTGCCATTCCTCGAGAGTTACTTCAGTTTGGTTTATTAGATCTATGAAAGCCTCAGTTCTGTTGAGAATCATGTTCCAAAAAGAGTAGATAGCAGGATCATAGTCATTGATCACGATTCTAGAAACGCTATTATCCAAAAGTAATCGAATTGAAATACCTGATCCACCTGCGTAAGGCTCACAGTAAATAGGGTTGACTAAATTATTTTCACTGATGATTTTATTTACAAATTTCCACAGTTGACTCTTTCCGCCGGGATATCGAAGTGGAGATTTTGTTTGTGGCATATTTATCACCTCAATTCCATACTAGCAAACAATTAGTTTTATGGCCATAGCTAGATATTTATCTGTTGGTTGATTTTTCCAAATGTGGATTTAAAATTATTTACGAATAGATTTACCTTATCTCTATTGTCTTTAACCCAATATTTCATGAGGATACTTATAAAGTATTTATTATCTTCAAACCATTTTTTATATTTCATTTGGTCTGTAAAGGTATCATAAATACTGGAGTGAATTCCGTTTTGCAATACAATGCGCTGTGACCAATTATTTTCTGAGATAACTGGGTCTTCAAAGAAATCATGAGTATCAGGGATAGAGGATACATAATTCCACATCATCTGTTCTATATTGGGAAAGTCCGGTGATTCTCCAGGTAGTATAAAAATATTTGAAAGCTGTTCATCGATTGTTAGTGGGTATCCCTGAATCATCCCTTTTAGTTGTACAAGTTTATCGGTTTTATTTAAGTCGGGATCGAGCACTGTGATATAGTTTTTAAATGTTTCGATATCTGAAGTTATTAAATTAATAACATGAGACCACGAAATATTGATGTTTAACATATCGATAGAGGGTGAATAGTTTTCAAAAGCGAATAGTTCTTCAAGAAACCAACGAGCAGTTCCGTCTTCGGTCAGTACCTTTACTTTATTAGTTCTGGTAATTGCACCTGTATAAGTATCAGTTAAATCATTTACAAAGAATACTTTTGAAGGATTTTCTTTTTCATTGATACCATTTGACAATCTGCGTAAATATGAAACTTTTATTTGACGTGTATTATTATTCTTAATTCTAGTTTGGGTGATGTATTCTAAAAGTGATAAGCTGTGTGTAGTGAATACGATTTGAAGTTTCAAATCAACAGATTGTTCAAATAAATAATCGAATAGTTTTCTTTGTGCTGCAGGATGGAGAGTTGCATCCAGTTCATCAATTAGCAAAATTCCACCATGGTAATTCTCAGGATTTTTTTCTTTAAGTAACTTAAATGAAAGTACCGATAGGATAATCTGCCCCACATTATCTTGCCCAGAAGAATTGGCAGTATCGGAATATTGATCTGATTTAAATCCTGTTTTTAGTTTAGGCGTTTCTTGAATATCAATACTTCTTGCGTGTAAATTATCGCCAAAGTTCAATGATAGTATTGAAGTATGCAATTTGATTAGTTCAGATTCAATATCTTTAGGTAAGCTCTTTTTTGCCTTTGTCCTGGCTTCTCCAACAGGATAGAGTCTAGATAGGCCTAAATAAAAAGTAGGCCATTTTAATTTGCTTTCAGTATCTCTTATTCCCGGTATTTTTTTAGGTATTAATCTGTATCTCTCCTTTTGAAAAAGTGCACGAAATCTTAGGCTTTCAACCCAAATATCCTTTTCGGACTTTCGCGGAACATCTTGAAATGTTAATACTGCTTTATCACCTGTAGTATCATATTCACGATCTCCAACAATGATGTCTGAAAATTCTCCCCTGAATAAAGAACCATTGATATGAGTAGCATCTTCTTTCTTTAGCTCTCCACAATTACTCAATACAGCTAAAATTGTCGATTTTCCAATACCATTGTGACCAGATATACAAGTGATATTGGGAGATAGTTCAATTTTCAACTCATTTTGAAATGCTCTAAAATCATGAATTGTAACACTTCTTATCCACATCTGAAATTCCACCTTTGTTAGACAAACTATTTAGAAATTTTTTAGCTTAAATTGCATTTTCATCCTAATGCCAACTTGAATTCCTCAACTACAGTAGTATAGTCGAAGTGCCCACCACTCAGAGCTGCAATTCTGGTCGGGGTATTTTTTTATCCATAATTACTCATTGTTTCGCGAACACAGCTTTCTAAATTCGAAGGGATGCGATAATACTCCATGAATTTAACTGCGTTTAAATGTTCTTTTTCAAAGTCGTACTCGTTGCACCAGATGAATAATAAAATATCGATAGCTATCCGGTTCGCTTCAAACTCTAATTTTTGTCTACTGTAATTGGTAGCGTGGTACAAAGCAGAAAACTCCTCATGCTTCTCGATACAGTGGGCCAGTTCATGAGATATTTCAAAATCAGAATTGCCATCAAGTAGCTGGTTGCTAATAAAAATAGCTTTTTCCTCAGCAAAATAAATCCCACTTCGTTCCATATCCACAAAATGTAGTTCTAATCCCATATCTTTTACTAGCTTTATCAAGTGGCTATTAATTTCATGCATAAATGGCTTCACTTCACTTTTATTTGTTTTCGGCAGCTCTTTTCGCAGCTAATACAGATTTCAAAAATTCGACCTCTTCATCGGTTACAGGTTCGCCGTCAAAAGCGAAGACGCCATGCTTTTCTGCTAGTGATGTTTTCTCTTCTCTTCCAAGAAGGTAGTCGATGCTAACGCCGAAATAGTCGGCTACTTTAGCCAATCCATCTGAGTTTGGTGAAACTCTTTTCCATTTGCTAAAGTATCCATTTGAGTAGCCCAACCGTTTTTCAAGCTCACGAACAGATATACCTCTTTCATTTGTCAATTCCTGAATTTTTTCGTATGGATTCATTGATATGTCAACCTTTCTGGGGTGACAAGAAAAAGAAATAGAATAAAACTCTATTTAACGGTTGACCGTTTAGAGTTTATGCTCTATACTAATTCTTGTAAACAAGTTCGGCAACAAAAAAGACAACAAAAAATACAACTTACAATAAATAGCTAACCGCCAAGAAAGCTTTTAAATTAGTGTTTTTAATGTCTTATTTAGCTATGCACTTAGTATAGAATAAAACTCTATTTGTGTCAACGGAGTTTAGAAAATAGTTGTCGAACTTGTTTCAAATTAAAAAAGAAAGGAGAAAGAGTCTATGGCTAATGTTCAAGATGCCAAGAAAAGAATTTTACAGCATTTTGAGAGTAAAGGATGGGAAATCCCTGATGTAGCAAGTGCTTTAGGTATTTCAGAACAGTATCTTAGAAGAATTTTGAATAAACCAGAAGAGCACTTGAAACAAATCACTGACATCATCTCATACTACAAAATTCGATAGGAGGAAAACGGAAAATGAGGAAGGATGAATCAACTGGAATCACCGTAACAGCGCAAGTTGAAACATTTGAACAAGCAAAAGAACTCCTAGCGGACCTAGAAGTTCTAAATGAAAAGTATAAAGTTACTGCGAGTGTTAAGGTTTTTCCTCAGGCAAACTTTGAAGCGTTTTATGAACAGACTGAATGATGTTGTTGATTGATTTCAGGTCAAGTCCATATACCTCTGTGCTACCACCGCTACTAAGTGCAACTTTTGTAGCAGGATGGGCATTGATTACAGCGATGGCTACATCAATGGCTAGTTCCTTATCAGTTTTACTCATTGTTAACACCCCCTTATCAGTATTTCAGCTGACCACTAGCTGATAAGAAAAGTATACAACAATGCTAATTAAATTATCAAAATTCGATAGGAGGAATCTTTATGGAATGGAATGCCATTCGAAAGCTGATTAACGAATATCTGGATCAAAAACTTGCAGCTTTGTTGAATACATTCGTCCCTCGAAGGTATCTCAACCAGCAGCAAGCCATCAGATACACTGGCACGTCGGCAAAAACTCTGAATGACTGGCGAGACCATGGCATGAAAGTGATTATCTTCAGTGAAAAAAGCCGTCCTAAATATGATGTGAAGGACTTAGACGAGTGGATGGAGATGCACAAGGTATGAAAATATTTCTGCTCGCCGCTATCGTCGGCTCTGTCTTACTAGTCCTATCAATGATTGGTGAAAGGAGAATGAAATGAAGTTTATTTTTCGAAATATTGCTTGTTCGTGGATATTGTTCGACATCTTACGTTTCTTTATAGAGTGGAAGATGGCATTGCTTTGGGCCATTCCAATTTGCTTGTTGCTTTTCACCTTTTACGACGATGCAGAAGTTAAACGAACCAATCAAAGATCGGGAAGGGGCTAGAGAAATGTTTGAAGAAATCACTTTAACTAACGATCACCAGCGAAAAGAATTTCTGGGTGATTACTATGAAGATCCCTGGGAACACATTCGGTGCGATGAGGAGCTTGGATTGAATTTTTATCGGGTTACGTTTCGAGATGGAAGTTTCATCACTGCCGTGGAAAGTCGAAGAGGATATCATATCCCACCTTTGTTGACATTAACCAAGCCTGGTCAACCGTATTTCCCAGTTCGAAGTACTCAAGGAGAAATGATAGCTCACCTAAAGAAGGTGGCTGGAAAATGAAAGCTTGGACAACTAAAGAAATTCAGTATCTCATTAAAAATGCACTATTAGCTGAAACTAATGAAGTCCTTAACTTACAAGAGATAGCAAAAAAGCTCAATCGTACCGTTCAGTCAGTTCGGAATAAAGTTTATAACTTGCAACGAGATGGAGACTTGCCAAAGGTTCAAAAAGAGTTGGCGATTGATTCTTATAAACGTCCTTGGACTGAGAGAGAAGATAAACGACTTCTTGCCATGAGGAATCAAGGACAAACATATTTAGAAATTGCTAACGAACTTGAGCGGACTGTCACTTCAGTTAGTAATCGAGCTGCTCGTTTAATCAAAAACAACAAAGCAAAACCTCTTATAGCTAGTTGGACTGCAGATCAAATTTCTGTGCTAATTGATAACGTCAAGTTTGATGAAAATGGTTTTGTTCATAATTATGAAGAGCTTGCTCGACTAACTGGTATGAAATATAGCCAAGTCCAAGGGAAAGTTCAGCGGTTGAGGAAAACTGGAAAAATCACAGTAATGCCGATTGAGGGGACAACAAACGTTAAATCCAAAGAAGCTATGCAACGATTTAATGATCAACGATTTGCTCACGTTCAGCGGAAGGAGAATTCAGATTTGAAGAAAGAGATGAATGAGCCTAAGTCAAATCCAGAAGTAACTTCGAAACATTTAACAGTAATTATTACGACGATAGTGATCAATGGAATTCAAACAGATCAATATTTTTTACCTAGTGGTGAATTATTGGCAATAAAAAGGCTGACCCCGCCTGCAAGCAATGGGTCAGCAAATCAATCTATTACTAAGGAGATTATATCATGAAATGTGCAATGTGTGGACGTACTCCGGACCAAATACCTGAGTATATCAATCTAGCAAAAGGAAGCGATTATCAATCTGCTGATGCAGCGGTGCGGTATGAAGAGGGGACCTACCATCCGGCTTATGACAAGTTTATTTGTACTGATTGCTACGTCAAAGCTGGTCAGCCGTTGATGTCCGATGTCTATGAACTTTATGTAAGACAGAAAGGGAGTGCTAACTAATGGCCGTAAAAATTAATAAACTCGAAATCGAAAACGTCAAGCGCGTCAAAGCAGTGAAAATTGAGCCAACCGCTAATGGCCTAACCATTGTGGGTGGAAATAATAATCAAGGTAAGACTAGCGTACTAGATGCAATCGCTTGGGGCCTAGGTGGTAATAAGTACAAGCCTAGTCAAGCGCATCGTGAAGGCTCTATTAATCCACCGCATCTCCATATTGTCATGAATAACGGCTTGATTGTGGAGCGCAAAGGAAAAAATTCAGATTTGAAGGTAATTGACCCTAACGGACAAAAGGGCGGCCAGAGCCTCCTAAATAGCTTTGTAGAGGAGCTTGCCATTGACCTTCCAAAGTTTATGGATTCTACCAGCAAGGAAAAGGCAAATACATTACTTCAAATTATCGGTGTTGGCCCTCAATTGTATGAATTGGAACGCTTAGAACAGGAAATCTACAATCACCGTCACGCAATTGGTCAGATTGCTGATCAGAAAAAGAAATTTGCAGCTGAACAAATCTACTATCCGGATGCCCCTAAATTACCCGTCGAAGTTAGCGAGTTAATTGCCCAACAGCAAGAGATTCTAGCAAGAAATGGCGAGAATCAACGGAAACGGGAACAGGTACAAGCAATTGGTCAACAATGGGAGCTTGAACGCCAGCAGATTGAGCAAGCCCGTCAACAATTGCTGCGGATGGAAGCACAACACGCTGAGACTTCCAAAAACCTAGAAATCGCCCAAAAATCAGCTGTAGATTTGCAGGATGAATCAACCGAACAACTGGAACAGAATTTAGCTCAAATTGATGAAATCAATCGGAAGGTCCGAGCCAATCTCGACAAAGAAAAAGCCGAAGATGATGCCAAAGAATACGAAGCTCAATATATTGCTGAGACCACCAAGATTGATGAAATCCGTCGTCAGAAAGCTGAACTACTAAATAACGCTGATTTGCCTTTGCCTGGTCTATCCGTAGTGGAAGGCGAGCTGACCTACAATGGCCAACGCTGGGACAACATGTCCGGGTCTGATCAGCTGAAAGTTTCTACTGCTATTGTCCGAAAACTGAAACCAGATTGTGGCTTCATCCTTTTGGACAAGTTAGAGCAGATGGATATGCAGTCATTAGAAGAGTTTGGCAAGTGGCTTGAACAGGAAGGCTTACAAGCAATTGCTACACGGGTTTCTACTGGTGATGAATGTGAAATCATCATCGAAGATGGCTATGCAATCAAAAATGAGACTGTAGCATCGGCTCAACTATCTGGTGAAATTACCGCAGCAGCTGACAGTTTGCAATCAGCGACGAAGCCAATTCAACAAACATGGAAAGGAGCAGCATTTTAATGAATATCACAACAGGACGTATTCCTAAAGCTCAAAAGGTGGTTTTGTATGGCGTGGAAGGGATTGGTAAATCAACTTTTGCCAGTCAGTTCCCAGACCCACTTTTCATTGACACCGAAGACTCTACTCTACACATGGACGTGAAACGGTTTGATAAACCCACTAGCTGGACTATGCTTCTGCAGCAGGTCGAGTACGTCAAAGTCAATCGTCCTTGTCAAACCTTGGTCATCGATACTATCGACTGGGCGGAGGAAATCTGCAAAAAACACTTGATGGCGGCTAACGGTTGGAATGGCATTGATGCAGAGGGCTATGGTAAAAAATTTGTCGCTTTAGCTAAAGAGATGGGAACCCTCTTAGATAAGTTAAGTGAGGTAATTGATGTTGGAATCAATGTAGTGGTCACTGCCCATGCCATGCTCCGGAAGAAAGAAGAACCCGATGAAATGGGTGCATATGACCGGTACGAGTTAAAACTCGAAAAGAAGACGGCTCCCATCGTCAAAGAATGGTCTGACAATGTTTTGTTTGCCAATTACAAAACTACCATCATCACGGACAGTAAAACGGAGAGTAAGAAAGCTACTGGTGGTCAACGGATGATGTATACAACACACCGCCCAGCGTGGGATGCTAAGAACCGCTGGCAGTTGCCAGATGAATTACCATTCGACTATTCACAAATTGCCCAAGCATTTGAGCAAGCAACAGTTGGTGTCAATCAACCGTCAGTAACCGAAGCTCCACAGCCGTTTCCATCACCAGTAGATGATGTCCCGTTGCCTGAACCACAACCAGACTTTTCGCCTGATCAACGGGCCGAAATCCCACCGGTTGTCCCTCAAGGATTAGCTGATTTAATGCGTAATGACGGCGTGAGCTATGAAGAAATTATGCAAGTGATCTATGTCGGTGGCTTTATGCCACAAGATACGCCTGCTGAAAATGTACCAGTTGATTTATGGAATTACCTTGCTAGTAACTGGGCCAGTGCTTTAGGCCTTTTAAAAACACAAATTAGAAATTTTTAGGAGGAAATAATTGATGAATAACGAAAACGAAGTAATTGGATGGGGCGACAGCTTCCAAGCAGAGGAAAGTTCTTTCAAGCTTCTACCAGCAGGAGAATACAATTTTACAGTTACAGGTTTTGAACGAAAAATTTACGACGGAAATAGTAATAAAATCCAGAATGGTACGCCATACGCAGAAGTTACATTGAAAGTATCAGGTGCGGAAGGCGAGTCTGAAGTATCTGATCGTATTTTCATGCTAAAAAAATGGCAATGGAAACTGACTCAGTTTTTTGCTGGTATTGGTCAATCTCCAATTATTGGACAACCATTCCAACCAAATTGGAGCAATGTAGTCGGTAGTCAAGGTCGCGTGAAGCTAATCGTCAATAAATATACCAAGCGTGATGGTAGTGAGGGTGAATCAAATCAAGTTGATGAATACTTGCCAGGTGGACAAACTCAAACTGTCTATACTCAGCAACCGACATATAATCAAGCGCCACAACAGCCAAACTTCAATCAACCACCAATGCAGAATCAGCCACAACAAGGATTTACCCAACCACAGCAAGGTTTTAATCAGCCACAACAGCCACAAGCTGGTGGATTCCAACCAGGTGCATTTTAGGAGGACGGATTTATGACTAAAGAAATTGATTTGCAACTCTCAGAACTAGCAAATGGCGCCATTCAGGAAAAACTGAATGGCGAACTCGAAAAAGTATTTGCCAATATTCATGACCCTAATACACCAGCAACTGCCAAACGCGGCGTAACAATCAAACTTGAATTCAAGCCAGACGAGAACCGCCAAGTTGTCGCTGTATCGAGTGATTTTTCGGTGAAAGTTGCACCCGTAGAAGGTGTTTCCACTACTGTGTTAACTGGTAAAGATTTGGTGACGGGTAAAGTGGAAGCTCACGAGTTGAAATCTGCTGTTCCTGGTCAAACTTATATTGATCCAGACGATGGCCAAGTGAAAACAGATGTTGGTGTTCCGGTTGATGTGGTTGAAAAAGAAATGCAAAAAAATCAGCAAGTCATTGATTTGCAGAAAAAGAGAGGGTAATAAATTATGACAATGACAAAAGAAGCACTTCAGTATTTGATGGAGCAAGGAATCAAGCCAGAGGATCGTTTAGTTCAAGTTGATGAACGTTGGTATGCCATCAATGCAAATGGTGAGGCTAAAGAGATTATGCTGCCAAGAGTGTTTAATGCGGAAGAACCACTCCTAATTAATACCTTGTCTGGCTTTGTAAATTATGTAAAAGCGAAACTTGATCGTGCGAACCAGCATTTGATTGTACACATTAAAAACGCAAAGGAAGTTCATTTGAAAGGATTACTCGCAGAAGATGGTAGTCGTGAAGTTTTGGCAACAGCTCAACCATTGATTCCCCGTTTTGATTTTAATCATTTCATGGATATGGAATCTTTCGTTATCGCTTTACAGTCAAAATTTGTAAAAAATGATGATCGCCAAATTTTACTCCAAGTCGCGGGAAATGTTGCCGAAGAAAATGTGAAAAAAACAGGTGATGACGGCGTGAGTCAAGCTGTCACTATTAATAAAGGCGTAGCTAGCAAAGCGGATGTAAAAGTTCCCAATCCGGTAGAATTGGCACCGTATCGCACATTTTTGGAAGTGGAACAACCTACAAGCCAGTTTATTTTTCGGATGCAAGATGGACCTCGTGGTGCCATTTTTGAAGCAGACGGCGGGGCTTGGAATAATCAAGCAATCGTTAATGTTCGTGAATATCTGAAAGAGCAGCTATCGGAAGAGATTGACTCTGGCCGGATTACAATTATTGCATAGGAGGAAAATAATGAGTATGGAAATCGATATTTTTCAAAAAAATGAAAAGGACAACCCGATTAACGTCGAGGTTGTCCAATTAATTAAAGTAACTTTGAAAAAAGGAAGCGGAGGATTATCAGATCCGGTTCATCTTGTAGATTATTTCTACGATTTTGAAGGGAAATGCATTACTACTCGCGATGACCAATGGGAGGATGATTGATCTTCAATTGTACTTCAATTAAGTCGATGAAAATATTCAAATAATCTTTGAACATTGTGAAATCTACCTGGTCATATTTTTCTTTGAAGTGAGTATAGTCATTCCCTTTCAAACGGATAACATCTGCTACTCTTTGAAAATCGACATTTGGTAAATAATCTTCAATAGCAGCATAAAGTTTTTTCCTGGTTACTTCATCTTCATTTTTATGAAGTTCTGCTATCGCATAGTCTTTTATTAATATTTCCAGAGCTAACCGATATGCTATGCCAGCACTAGTTAAGAAACCAGCACTTTCACTGTAGTACCCTTCCTTATAAATCTCTACAAAACGTGGGGAGAGATTTTTAATTAATTCTGAAAAATCTCTCGGAGTAGGTGATGGATAGATATATAGATAATGTAATTTTTTATCGTTAATATCTTTCCTAGTATGACCAGTAACATATTTATTAAAGCAATTAGTACACTTCCAACTAATTGTTTGTAATTTTTCATTATTGTAGTAGTCCACAATATCACAGCCAATCATAGTGGGTGAGTTCGCGACACCACAAATAGGACAATTTTTTGGAATGGTGACTTCCATGTTACTTGTAATACTTGTAGTAGTAGTAGACCACTTTCTAGTAACGAAATCATCTGTCATTTTAGCTCCAACTTTCTATTTTTTTCTAATTATACCAACAAAGAAAGGAACTTTCTATGCAACTAAGACCATATCAGCAGGAAGCCCGTGAAGCCATTCAACGGGAATGGTCAGAAGGTAAAAAGCGGACATTACTAGTTTTGCCCACAGGATGCGGCAAGACGATTGTGTTCTCAAAAGTGATTGAAGACCGGGTGCGTGAGGGCGAGCGTGTGCTTGTCCTTGCCCATCGGGGAGAATTGCTTGACCAGGCTTCCGATAAACTAGAAAAGTCGACAGGACTTAAAACAGCAACAGAAAAAGCGGAACAGACCAGCGTCGGAAGTTTCTTCCGGGTAGTCGTTGGATCCGTACAGACCATGCAACGGGAGAAACGGCTTAGCCAGTTTCCTCCCGATTATTTTGACACGATAGTAGTAGATGAGGCTCACCATTGCATTAGTGATGGCTACCAGCGAGTGCTACAACATTTTGAACAGTCGAATGTCCTGGGTGTTACTGCAACTCCTGACCGTGGAGACATGCGAAACCTAGGAACTTACTTTGAATCATTGGCCTATGAGTACACGTTGCCAAAAGCTATTAAGGAAGGTTTTCTTTCCCCAATTAAGGCACTAACGATTCCCTTGAAGCTAGACTTAACAGGAGTAAAGCAACAAGCCGGGGATTTCTCCACACGAGATTTAGGCACTGCATTAGATCCCTATCTTTATCAAATAGCTGACGAAATGGTGAAACATTGTCAAAACAGGAAGACAGTCGTTTTCTTGCCATTAGTCAAGACGTCTCAAAAGTTTCGGGATATTTTGGAAGACCGGGGTTTTAGAGCTGCCGAAGTTAATGGTGAATCGAAGGACCGGGCAGAGATTTTAGAGGACTTCGAGAATGATAAATACAACGTACTTTGTAACTCTATGTTACTAACAGAGGGCTGGGATAGTCCGGCTGTGGATTGCATCGTAGTTCTCAGACCGACTAAAGTGAGATCACTATATAGCCAAATGGTTGGGCGAGGTACCCGACTACACGAAGGTAAAACAGAATTATTGTTGCTTGATTTTTTATGGCACACGGAGCGTCATGAGCTTTGCCACCCGGCCCATTTAATTGCTACTAGCGATGAAGTGGCCAAGAAGATGACTGAAAACATAGAAGAAGCCGGTGTAGCTGTCGATATTGAAGAGGCTGAGTCGAAAGCAGCTGAAGATGTGGTAGCAGAACGGGAAGAAGCGCTAGCTAAACAGTTAGCTGAGATGAAGCGTCGTAAACAAAAACTCGTGGATCCATTGCAATTTGAGATGTCTATCCAAGCAGAAGACCTGTCGAGTTACGTGCCATCATTTGGCTGGGAAATGGGGCCACCGAGTGACAGCCAAATCAAGACATTAGAAAAATTCGGTATTTTACCAGAACAGGTCGACAATGCCGGCAAAGCATCGCTATTACTGGACCGTTTAAATTTCAGACGTAGCGAAGGGTTGACTACACCAAAGCAGATTCGCTTCTTGGAACAACGCGGCTTCCAGCACGTCGGGACCTGGCAGTTTGAAACTGCGCGTAAAATGATTGCTCGGATTTCTTCAAATGGTTGGCGAGTGCCTTTGTCGATTAACCCAGCTACTTTTAAAGAAACTGACATGATCAATTAGGGAGGTAAGTATTGATGAAAAATGATTTGACCCGTGATGAATGGATAGCAGTTGGACTAGCTTTTTTCTATGGACTGGATAATGTTCCAAAAAATCTTATGGATCACTATGTGAATGGCAGAAAGAAAGTTATGAAGATTGCAGAACAACTTATTGATGAACCAATAAAAGGGTTTGGTAGTCAATCGCTAAAGGAACAATTACAACAAAAGCAAAAAGATTCGCATCGAATTTGGTTTGAGCGTTGGTATGAAAGTGAACATCTAGAAAAAGAGCTCGAAATTGCAGCTTTGCAAAATTATTCGGGCTATAATATTAACATTTCGAACGAACACGATGCGTACCTGAAACGTCGCTTACGAGACCCAAGAACAATCGAAATGTTACGCGAAAAAATCCCTTCAATCAACATAACTTATGAAAAAAGAAATGTCACAGGATTGTTCGGAACAACTTCAACTTATGAAAAAATCCTCTTTGATTGGAGCGATTAGATGTCTGAATCAAAATTGAACCTAATCGAATTGTTGGATTATATTGACCCATCAATGCTGAATTATCAGGAATGGGTCAACGTTGGTATGGCACTAAAGCACGAAGGCTACACGGTCAACGATTGGGATGAATGGTCCCAACGTGACGGAGGACGTTACAACGACGGCGAAACAGAAAAGAAATGGAATACCTTCCAAGGGACAAACTCTCCTGTGACTGGCGCTACTATCACCCAATTAGCTAAGGATAACGGCTGGCATTCCCATTATGACGATGACAATTCATTCCTAGATTGGAATGATAGTTTTATTGCTACCGATGTGGATAAAGGGTACAAACTAGTCAAAACGGATTGGGTTCTGGGAAAAGAAATCAAGGAACCAACTGAACAGACTTGGAATCCTTCAAATGAGGTAGTCAAGTATTTAGAGGCACTTTTTGCTCCAGGGGATATCATCGGCTATGTGAATGATGGTTATCTCCATACAAAAGGTGAAACAGAAAAATGGCTGCCAAAAGCGGGCGTCTATACCAAGACAGCTGGTGAAATCATTGACGGTCTTCGACGGTACCAAGGAGACATTGGTGCTGTTATGGGAGACCCCAATCAGAATAGCGGGGCTTGGATTCGATTCAACCCTTTAGATGGTCAAGGGGTTAAAAATGATAATGTCGTCGATTTTCGTTATGCGTTAGTTGAATCTGACAATATGGACATCGCCAAGCAAAACGAAATCATTCGGGAACTTGAATTGCCAGTTGTAACTTTGACTTATTCTGGCGGAAAGTCTCTTCACGCTATCGTGAAAGTAGATGCTGTGAACTATCCACAATACCAGGAACGAGTGGACTATCTTTATAAGATTGTCGAAAAAAATGGACTTCGGGTGGATAAACAGAATAAGAATCCTTCACGGCTGACCCGCCTTCCTGGTTTTATCCGAGGCGACAAGAAACAATTCCTTGTGGATACCAATATCGGGAAAGCTTCTTGGGAGGAATGGCAAGAATACATTGAGGACATGAATGACAATCTTCCGGATCCCGAAAGCCTAGCTGATTTGTTTGAAACAAAAATCGAACTGGCTCCTGAGTTAATCGGTGGCGTTTTACGACAAGGCCATAAGATGTTAATCGCTGGTCCGTCAAAAGCCGGGAAGTCTTTCTCACTGATGCAACTTTCCATTGCCATCGCCGAGGGTCGTCAGTGGATGGGATTTAATTGCACGCAAGGCAAAGTCCTGTACGTCAATTTGGAATTGGATGAGAAATCAGCCAAGATGCGATTCATTGAAATTTATAACCGACTTGGCCAAGGGCATGAACATGTCTCAAATATTGATGTTTGGAATCTTCGCGGGAAAACTTCTCCAATGGACAAGCTGGCACCTAAGCTAATCCGCCGGGCACAAAAGGAAAATTACATTGCGGTTATCATTGACCCAATTTATAAGGTGTTGACGGGTGATGAGAACAGCGCACACGAGATGGCAAATTTTACCAATCAGTTCGACAAGATTGCCACTGAATTAGGATGTGCAGTAATTTACTGTCACCATCACAGCAAAGGTTCGCAAGGTGGTAAAAATTCAATGGACCGCTCGAGCGGCTCGGGAGTTTTTGCTCGGGATCCCGATGCCATTTTAGATTTGATTGAATTGCCTGTTACGGAAGACCGCTACATGGCTTTGGAAAATGAAATGATTTGTCAGACTTACCTTGATGCCATTCGTAAGTTTAACCCCGGATACAAGGAAATTAGCCAAGACGACCAGTTCAGTAAAAAGCAGATGGAACATCATTTGATGGCCGCTATTCACGCCCAGCCAATTTTGAAAGAAATCAACGATCAGAAAAATGCAGCCGTTGAATCAGCAAGGCAAGCTACCGCATGGCGGCTGGAAGGAACGTTACGAGAGTTTCCGAAATTCAAGCCGGTGAACGCCTGGTTCAAATATCCAATTCATATTTTGGATGAATCGCTGCAGGACATTAAGTTAGAAGAGGACCCAAAAGAGAGTTGGAAAAAGGGAACAGCTAAATCAAATGAGAGTCGCTCTGAAAAGACACTAAAGGAATTAGAAGAGGCATTTAATATTCTCTCTGAAAATGGAGAACCAGTTGAAGCTGTGGCAATCGCTGATTATTTGGATATTTCTAGAAGTGCTGTATACAAGCGTGTTAAAAAACACAAGGCATTAGTTGTTGATGGTGGAACCATAATGAAGAATGATGAGCAATAGTTGTTACCTCTATTTAGAGTTCACTGGAGGTAACAAAACACATTTGTTCGTGTAAGGCTAAATAGAGTTCACTGGAGGTAACAGCTTTTAAAACACTGTCACACCGCTGTTCGTTTACCCTGTGATATCTCCCCTTGGGGGGATAGATATCACAAAGGGTAACAACGCTACAGCTTGATGGATTTCACAAGAGAAAAAGAAATAGAAAAGGTAACAAATAAATAACGAAAATGAGGTGGTAACAATTGCGAAATAAATACTCAGGTTACTGCTACCGCTGTGGTGGTTTTGTAAATAAAGGCGAGGGTCATTTTGAACGAATTAGAGAAAATAATGGTAGCCACTGGAGGTTGCAACATGCTGATTGTGCGATAAAATATCGCGGAACAAAAATCCAGGGTAATGGTACTCGCCCGGAAAGGAAGATAATTGATGATTGAATTTTTTATGCCAATGGCTAAAGTCCCGACAACTACTCACCAGCAAAAGCAAGTGACTGTCAAAAATGGAAAGCCGGTTTTTTATGAGCCACCGGATTTAGTAGCAGCGCGGGCTAAGCTGACTGCGCACCTGGGACCGAACACACCAAAGAAAAAATTTACTGGACCGGTTCGATTGATTACTAAGTGGTGTTTCCCCTTGTCGGGTAAGCATCAGGATGGGGAGTGGAAAGCGACAAAGCCAGATACAGATAACCTTCAAAAGTTACTAAAGGACTGTATGACGGATCTAGGTTTCTGGAAAGATGATGCGCTGGTAGCTAGTGAGATTGCAGAAAAGTTTTGGGCTGAGGTGTCAGGAATCTATATCAGAATTGAGGAGTTGTGATGGACTGGAAAGCATTCTTTGATGATCTTCAAAAATGGATGGCTGCATCGAACCAAGTTCTCCAACGTTGTTCATTTGATTCAGATGAATATTGGGAATGGCTCGTGCACTCACTAGGTGAGCTTGGGAATAAATACAACAATCATCCATTGGTTAATAGGATATTGAGTGCGGTTATTTCTTTTCAAGATGACATGTATATGCAGTCAAATGGGAGGTAGTAGTTTGAAAGAGGAAACAAAACGAAAAAAATATTATTTGAAAAAGTATCGCCGGTGCATTACAAAGATTGACCGTTTAGAAGAAAAACTTTCTGAGTTGGATTTCAAACTTGAAGGATTGAACAGTAAAGAAATTACTGATATGCCCCGAGGTGGACAGCCTCTTACGCTTGATGAATTATTAGTTCGAAAAGAAGAATTGAAAACCCGAATTAATAATTTAGTTCAATCAAGTCATAGGATTAGACAAGAAGCTTGCTTTGCTTTCGACGCTTTGGATGATGAACGGTGTGCTGAAGTTTTAGAGATGTATTTTATTGATCTCTTGTCTTTTGATGAGATTGCTGAATCGAAGCATTATTCTTTTCGTCATGTAACTCGGTTATATAGTCAAGGGCTGGAAGAGGTGCGAATTGCTAATTTTAGGTCATAGGCAGGACATAAATATGTCGTAGTTCTGTCGTATACAATAGTAGAAAAAAGATTTAAGATTGTAGTATCGAATAATGTATGAGAAGGCATCTGTGCACGCAGGTGTCTTTTTATTTTGCTGAAAGAAGGTGAATAGACGTGATAATGACTGAAAAACAAAAAAGGTTTTGCGACTTTTTCGTCGAGCTGGGTAATGCTAAGGAAGCGGCGATTAAAGCGGGTTATAGCAAAAAAACAGCTAAACAAATAGGACAGGAAAACTTGACTAAACCTGACCTAAAAGATTATATAAATTCCCGACTTTCTGAAATGGAAAGCAAACGAATCGCTGACGCCCAAGAAGTTTTGGAGTATTTGACTTCTGTTATGCGCGGAGAAGAAACAGAAACTGTTGCAACTTCAAAAGGTCTTTATGAAGATGTTGATGTCGGAGCAAAAGACCGCTTAAAGGCTGCGGAGCTGTTAGGTAAGCGCCATGCGCTATTCACCGATAAAGTCGATGTCGCCGGAACGCAAAAAGTTATCTTTGTAAATGATGTACCTCAGGATGATGACGATGGATGATGAAGTAAAAGTCTCTATGGCTAAAATGCTAGGCAAGGGTTACAATCGCTTTTTTCATTGTCGTAATTTTTTTAGAGCGGTAAAAGGTTCACGGGGCTCTAAGAAATCAAAATCTACTGCACTTTGCTATATTTACGATATTCTGCAATATGAATGGGCAAATTTACTTGTAGTCCGACGATTCTCTAATACGAATAAACAATCTACCTATACTGACTTTAAATGGGCAGCAGCAAGGCTTAATGTATCTCATCTATTTAAATTTAACGAATCACTGCCAGAAATCACAGTAAGGCGGACTGGTCAGAAAATCCTTTTTCGTGGGTTGGATGATGAGTTAAAAATTACCTCAATTACTGTTGATGTGGGAATTTTATGCTGGACATGGTTTGAAGAAGCTTATCAAATTGAGAACCAAGCTAAGTTCGATACAGTAGTTGAATCCATTCGTGGGACGTATGATGCGCCTGATTTTTATAAACAAATTACAGTCACTTTTAATCCTTGGTCTGAACACCATTGGCTAAAAGGGGCTTTTTTTGATGCTGAAACTAAAAAAGATGATGTCTTTGCTGATACTACGACTTTTCGAGACAATGAATGGTTAGATGATGGTGATAGGCAAAGATATATGGATCTCTACCGTACCAATCCAAGGCGAGCTCGTGTAGTTTGTGATGGAGATTGGGGAATTGCTGAAGGCCTAGTATTTGATGGATGCTACCAGGTAAAAGATTTCGACATAGCTGAAAAAATCAAAGAAATTGGCCTTGTTATTCATGGGATGGACTTTGGTTTTACCAATGACCCAACTACCTTACCTAGTGCCGTTTACGATAAAGAAAACAATGAGTTGTGGATATACGGTGAATTGTACCGAACAGGAATGTTGATTAGAGATATCATTGATGAAATTGATAAACGAGGACTTATGCATGAAGTTATTCGTGCAGATAGCGCCAGCCCTTTAACGATTGCTGAACTTAGAAATAGCGGGGCGACTGGTATTGTTGGAGCAATCAAAGGGAAAGATTCTGTTGAACACGGTATTGCTTTTATGCAAGGCTTGAAAGTTTATATTCATCCTAGATGCGAAAAGACATTAGAGGAGTTTAACACTTATGTTTACCAACAAGATAAAGCTGGTAAATGGCTAAACGTGCCAGTTGATGCCAATAACCACATCATTGACGCATTGCGTTATGCATTGGAACCATATATGAAATCGCAAGCAGGCTGGCTATATTAGGAGGACAAGAGAATGGAATTAAAAGTGCCAATTAACGAGAAAGACTTGAAAGAAATAAAACAGCTAGTCGAACTGGCTGAGGACCAGTTAAACCAGCTGAAAGAGACTTTGAAGAAAATTGAAGCTGTTAAAAGCCCATTTTCTTCAGAATGTATTCCTGACCTGCAGTAGATAACATCTCTTCCCAGGAATCAAACTCGGAGTTTTGTGCTGTAAAAGCATCGATCTCTTCGTCAGGAATTGCAGAAAAAGCTTCAGAGGAACTTACATCAAAACCACTTGCTTCAAAGAATTTGTCTAATTTTGAAAATTTTGTGTGGCTCCTCATAAAGCTATCGGTGAAGAGTTCCCCAAAAGATACTTCACCACGTTTGTTTACTTCTTCTACACCTTTGTTCATTTTGTTAAGTTTGTTGCTTAACTCATCAAATCCGTTCATTTTAAATGACAATTGAATCACCTCGCTTTCACAAAAATTATACCAAAGAAAGGAGGTCCATCCTTGGACGATCCAAAGTATTTTTTATCAGAAGACCCAAAAGTGTTAGCAACCGCACTAAAACGGGTAATCACACACGATCGTATGGCTAGTCACAAGTCAACCATGCGAACTGCTGTCGATTACTATAAATACAAGCACGACATTCTCAACTATCGAATGTTCTATTTGGATAACGAAGGCAAGATTCGTGAAGAAGTTTCTCGTAGCAATATCAAGATTGCACACCCGTTTTTCTTAGAGCTGGTGGACCAGAAAGTCCAATATCTGCTATCCAATCCGGTTGAAATCAAAACAGACCAAGCAGGACTGCAAGAACTCTTGGATGAATATATCGACGAGGACTTCCAGGTTATGCTGCAAGAAGTAGTGGAAGGCGCTAGTCTAAAAGGCTATGAATATGTCTACACCAAACTAACGGATGACCGCCTTCAGTTCCAGGTATCGGATAGCTTACAGACGATTGAAATCTATGACAATGACAATCAGCTAATCGTCTTTATTCGATACTATGATGTGCCAATTTATCGGGAAGGGAAAACTGTGATTGTGACCAGGGCTGAAATCTGGGACAAGGAAAAAGTGTGGTATTTCCTCTCAAAAGGGGATGTCATGCAAACTTTTGAGCTAGATACTCGTATCTCAGTAAATCCGGTCTACTTTGACACCATTGTAAAAAAAGAGACTGGTGAAGTGTATGGCCGTTCTCTTGGAACCGCCTTGAATATGCCTGAGTTTATTCCTTTTTTACGTCTAGACAACAATAAGTACAAGACTACCGATTTAGAGCCTATCAAAGCGCTGATTGATGATTATGACTTGATGGCCTGTGCCTTGTCTAATAATCTGCAGGACTTTGACCAGCCTTTTATTGCTGTGAAGGGGTTCCCTGGGGACAACTATGAGAAACTCATCAACAATCTGAGAAGTCGTGGCGCGGTTGGTGTTGGCGAAAATGGTAGCCTTGATGTTCATACAGTGGATATTCCTGTTGAGGCCCGGAAAGCTAAACTACAGGTGGACAAAGAGGGAATTTACAAGTTTGGCATGGGATTTGATAGTTCTCAAGTGGGCGATGGCAATATTACCAACGTGGTAATTCAGTCCCGTTATACTTTGCTAGATCTCAAATGCAACAAGATGGAAGTTCGACTTCGGAAGCTAATTAAACGAATGTTGGAGCTGATTGTGGCCGATATTAATCAACGTCATAAGAAAGCTTACGATACCAGCGATATTGAAATCATCATCACTCGGGACACCATGGTGGATGAGACCGAAAATGCCAATCGAGAGAAGACAATTGCGGAAACCCGGCAAATTGAACTGGATACTGTTTTAGAAGCAGCTAGTCGCTTGGATGATGAAACAGTCCTGAAGAATATCTGTGATTTGATGGATTTAGATTTTGAAGAGGTTCAAAAGTTGTTGGATGAGCAGGATTATACTGAAGAGTCAGAATTGCCGCCTAAGGACGTGATTGAGGATGGTCAAGAAGAACAAGTATCAGCTTGAAATTGAGAAAATCCTCGACAGGTCTGAAAAAGACTTAGACAAAGATTTACTGGCCCTATACAAAGACTTGGCATCTGAGATTACCAAAGATGTTATTCAGTTACAGAAAGAAATTGATACCGACGATAAGCACTGGAAGAAGCTGCAGAAGGAACGTCTGGAATCAATTCGGACTTCCATGTATCAGAAGATTAATGAGCTAGAAGGCCAAGAAAAACAGTCCCTATGGTCTTTTTTGAAGCACCAGGGGGATACAGCCTTCAATGCTTTATTCTACGAGTTCGAAATGAGTCAAAAAGTACCTTTAACTTTTGCAATGCTGACAGATAAACAGTTGGAGACAATCATTAATACGCCAGTAGCCAGTCGCAAGCTTTCAACTCGTCTGAAGGGCAATGCCGCTAAGATGAAAAAGAACATGAATCGTGTGCTCGTTCGCGGATTCGCCAAAGGATTATCCACTGAAAAGATGGCGTTGCAGATTTCTGAAGTCGGTGGCGCTTCTTATCGTCGCTCTATGAATATTGCTCGTACGGAAGCTGGCCGGGTTACTGGAGTTACCACCCAAAAGTCACAGCAAGACGCCATTAGCGCTGGTGCCCGCGTCAAAAAGAAGTGGGTATCCACGCTAGACGGCAGTACCCGTCACACTCACCAGCAATTGGATGGCCAAGTTCGGGAAGTGGATGAGTATTTTGAGATTGCTGGCAAGAAAACTCTCCAGCCGCACATGTTTGGTAGAGCTGAGGAGGACTGTAACTGCAGGTGTATTGCTATTTCAGTAATTCTTGGTATGGAGCCAAAGCTTCGAAGAGATAACGAGTCAAAAGAAGTCATTGAGTATAAGAATTATGATGAATGGCGAGAAGCTCAATCTATTCGAGAGTCTGGTGCTATTTTTGTACGCAAAATTAAGGAGGAATCTTAATGGATAAACAGAATAGCCCTTGGCAACCGATGACTCTGCATGAGATTATCGGTCTTTTTGCGTTACCTGTTAAAAAACCACCTGACAGAAAGGAGAAAGCCTATGAACGTATTTAAAGTTAGTTTTAGTCATGCTTGGGACAGTTGGCATGACTTTACTTTTGTGACGTGCCGTTCGAAAACTGAAGCTATCCAAAAAGCTTTAGAAGAAATGGATATTCCGGAAGTCCTAAATGAGAAGCTGATTATCACTGTTGTCATGGAAAATCAATTAGGGAAACGGAAGGCGGGAAAGTAGCTTATGAAAGATTTTTGCGAAGCTGTCTTAATACTGAAGGTTAAACCTGATGTGGTCCATGTTTACAAGACCGCAATCGAAACAGAAAACTTTCCGAATGGACTAAGAGATCACTGGAATGGTGTGTATGCTAGGGTGGGAATAGGTGTAACGGAAAAACACAATGGTGATGTACCGTTGAAAATTGAACTCTTATCTCATACTGCCAAGAGTCTGAAACAGGTAGTGGAATGGTACACACGAGTTGGTTGTACAGTAGTTCGTACTGATTATAAGGAAAGTAAGTCCTAGAAATGGGGCTTTTTATTTTGTCCTGGACTATGACGTAAAACTGGTACCGTACTGATTCCAGCAGTATATCTGGAAACCCAAAGCGGAACCGACCGCTATAAACAGGTATGGGAGGAAAACACAATGGAATGGATTAAAACGATTTTGGCAAAACACGTGAAAGAAGACGGAACTGTGGATCTCGATGCTGCGAATAAAGAAATTGATGCGGAGTTTTCGAAAAATGCGGTACCTAAAGAAAAGTATAACAACGTGTCTAACCAGCTAAAGCAGGCCAATAGCACTCTTAAGGATTTGCAAGAAAAAACAAAGGACAATCCGGATGCCCAAAAACTCTTGCAAGTAGAACGAGATGCTCGGGAAAAAGCGGAGAAGGCTTTGGCGGATATGGAAGTATCAATTCAAGCCAAGGATGCTTTGACTGCTGCTGGCGCCAAGGATATTGAGTACGCAATGTTTAAACTTGGTGATCTGGAAGTGGATAAGGATGGCAAGGTAAAAGACCTTGAAAACAAGGTGAAGGATCTGCAAAAAAATATGCCAGATTACTTTCAGTCGGATGAAATTGATAAACAAAGTCAAGAGAATAATCAAAATAATGACTTAGATGGATTTCAGCGAATCGATGCCAAGCAAGGTGCAGGTGGCGCCTCAGAAGCTAATCAAGCACAAGCCATGATTGATGCCTTCATGTCAGACGTGCCAACACCTCAAGCAAAATAATAGAAAGAAGGAATTTTAATGCCAGCAGTAGTAAACTATGCCGAATCCTATCAACAAGGATTACAACAACGATATGCAGCAAACGGCTTGCTGTACACACAAAAATTATGGAGTTCCCCATCTAATGGAAAATTGAAATTCACTGGTGCTAAAACAGTAAAAGTACCAAAATTATTAATTAAAAATGGTCGTAAGGATCGTACACGTCGTACCCTTACAGCCGTTGATGCGAACTACGAAAACCAATGGGAAGAATATACTTTGACCAACGAACGGTATTGGTCTACTTTAGTTGATCCATTGGATATTGATGAAACAAACCAAGCCGTATCTATCGCAAATATCACCAAAGTGTACAACGATGAAGAAAAAATTCCAGAAATGGATAAACAGATGGTATCTACTTTGTTTGCCCGTAAAAAAGCTCTTTCTCCTGCTAGTGGGATTACCGAAATTGCTGTCACTAAGGATAATTTCTTGGAAACCTTTGACGCTATGATGACGGCTATGGATGAAGCTGGCGTTCCAACTGAAGGACGTTCTATTTTCTGTACGCCAACTCTTCGGACTATGGTGAAGAACTTACAAGCATTCTCTCGCACGGTTCCTGTTCAAAACAGTAACGGTGAAATCAATCGGATTATTAATCGTTTGGATGATGTTGTGATTGAACCAGCAATTCCATCTGATCGTATGAAAACTTTGTATGACTTCACGACTGGTGCGGTGGCTGATCCAACTGCTCAACAAGTGCATTTCTTCTTGATCTATATCCCATGTATGGCTGCTCCTCAAAAATACAGTTTTGTAGGCTTGGACGCACCATCTGCGGCTAACTCTGGTAACTACTTGTACTATGAACAATCTTATGATGATGTTTTACTATTTGAAACCAAGCATGAAGGATTAGCCTTTGCTGTTGAACCTGCAGCTGCGGGGGGTGAATAAGCATGAAAGTTAGAAAGGAAAATCGTATTTTAACAGTTGATGAGACCGACAAGACTTTTTATCTTGGTGAGGGCTATGATGTCGTGGAGCTAGACAAGAAAACCAAGACTTATAAAGTTGTTGAAACGGCCACCGGCGGTAGAACATACTCGGTTGCTGAATACAATGCTCTTAAAGCTGAAAATGATGCCTTGGTCGCTAAGGTGGCCGATTTGACTGCACAATTGGAGGCTGTCAAAAGCACCGATATGTCTCGCGATGAAATCAAAGCCGCCTTGACTGAAAAAGGCATTGAGTTCAAAGGAAATGCTAGTACAGATGACTTGAAAAAACTTTTAGAGGATAGCAAATAAGCTGTCCTCTTCTTTTTTTGAGAGGAGACAGCCCATGATTATTACTCTTGATGAAGCTGAAAAGATCTATCCAAATGTGACGCAAGCCGATTTAGACGGTTTGGAAATTTCTATCCGGGAATTGACGAACAATCCTTTTCAGAATCGCCGTGTTCGCTTTTGTAATCTTCGTTTTGAAGGTGAAGCCACTGTTATTGTCTTTGATGAGGTTGAAGGACTGCGAAATGGAGATACTATCCAAATTTCGGCTAGTAAATGGAACAATGGTCTCTATGTAATCAAAGAAGTTGCTGGGAATACTATTATCCTTGATGGTAATCCAAAGCTTTTCACTGGGAATGATAAAGAAGCCTACCTCACAAAGGTAGAATATCCAGCTGATATTCTCGCTGGTGTACGAAAGCTTTTGAAATATGATACTCAGATGACAGACAAGATGGGTTTGAAGTCTAAAACCGTCTCCCGAGTGTCTGAGACGTATTTTGACCAGAATTCAGGAGAAACCATCAATGGTTATCCGGCAGCGATGATGTCTTTTGTGGACAAATATCGCTTGCTGAAATGGTAGGTGGATATTATGAAAGCTTTGCCGTTTGAAATCCTTCGAGAAATGGACACTGGAGAAGTTGATGAAAGAAACCACCCTATTTTAGCGTTTAAGAGCGTTCAGGTTGTGAATGGCTATTTAGACATGATTACGGGTAGCGACGAGCAGACCTATCAAAATTCGCTCCTTGCTTCCAGTCAGCAGGTCTTTATTACTGAAGGGTTTCCCGCCAAGGAAATCTTGACTACTGACCGCATTAAAAATCCAAGAAATGGCCAAGAATTTGAGATTACTTTTGTGGATGACATTATGGAGCAAGGGGACCATTTGGAAATCTATTGTAAGAGGTGGACTTAATGGTGTTTCGAGATCACTCACAAGAAGCGAAAGATGCAATTCAACAGGCTACAGTTCGTTGGCTATTCGAGGCTTGTATTTTAGTCCAAGGACAGGCAATCCTGCTAGCTACCACCCAGACGGCTAGACTGAAAGGCTCGATTGATTACCAAGTCGATGAGGGAGAATTAGTTGGCTACGTTGGAACGAATGTAGAGTACGCTATTTATGTGGAATTTGGCACTGGTGAATTTGCTGAGAATGGTCGTGGCCGAAAAGGTGGTTGGGTCTACAAGGATCCATCGGGTGAGTGGTTTTTCACTTGGGGTCAAGAGCCCCAACCTTATTTGCGTCCCGCCTTTCGTCAAACTAGAAAAGAGATTGAATCCTTAGCGAAGGCAATCTTCGGGGAGGAGATTTGATGAACGACAGAATCAAGGTAATCAATTATCTGGAAGAACTTTTTCAAGAAGTTAATCCGGAAAGTTATTACCTGAAAAATACGCAAAAGAAAGTCATCTATCCTTATCAAACATTTTCTCTGACTGGTGAGCCTATTCGGTTTACCGGTCAGGGTTTTTATATTGATGTGGATATTTTTGACAATAATAAGAGCAGTGACGTGGATTTATTGAAGGCTGTGTCAGCCATGATAGAGAAGTTTCCAGACCGAGAACCTTTCTTTCAATTGACGGATGGGTTCTTGGTTCAGATTGAATATCGAAATGATAATCCAATCCCTACTGGCTCAGACACTCTTCAACGCCACACTATCCAGCTCTATTGCAAAATTGATTGGAGGAAATAAAATGACGATTACAAGTGAAACATTGCCTAAATCGGGTTATTCAAAAGATACCCCGAAACGGTATTTACTAAACGCTGGCGCCTTAGTTCGCAACCTAACCTGGGACGGCGAGACAAAGAAATGGTCCTACGATGTATTGGGTGCTACCAGCGGCGGTTCAAAATTGTCTCTTAAAAATAATCTGCGCCAAGTCGAAGTTGACGGTGTGTTTACCACTCCGGTGGGCGGTGACATGATTGAATCCAGTGAAGGAACCTTTGAAATCAACGTGATTGAACACACTCGGGATAACGTGAAAATGGCTTTATTTGCGGAAGTAACGGAATCAACTGGGACGGATTATCCAGAAGGCTACGACGTGATCAAGCCAAAACAAAAAATTGAAGAAACGGATTATATTAGCAATTTAGGGTATATCGGAACCCTCAGTGGCTCGGACTTGCCTGTGATTATCATCATGGATCATGCGATTTGTACTTCAGGTCTCGAATTAGAGGTGAAAGATAAGGCAGAAGCCATCTATCCACTCACTTTTGCTGCAAGAACACCAATTGATGATATTACCAGCACGTCGTTGCCAGTTCGAATCCTGATGCCTAAAGAACCAGAAGTAGAGGCATAGAAAGGAGAATTTCATGAAGTACAAGGTGATTTATCCTTTTATTGAAAAAGGTCAGAAGTATTGGCTTGGAGACATTTATACAAATGATGACCCAAAACGGATTAAACAGCTAACTACCAAAAACAACAATCTAAAACGCATCTTGATTGAACCAGTGCAAGAAACTATTGTTAAAGCCGATGTTATAGAAACGAGTCGAAAAGTAGACGGTGCCCCAGAAACGAATAAGGAGACTGATAGTAAATGAGTAAATTAACTGAGGTTGAGCAACAAGCATTAGCAGTCAAAAAGGCTGAAAAAGAAAACAAAATTAAAGAGCGCCTGTTGGGCTATTCGATGAGAGAATTAGAGGCCAATGATGTTTTTAAAATTCTCGAAATCATCAATATCTTGAATGTTACGGATCTGGTTAATGATTTCTTGCAGAAAAAAGACATTGCGAAAATCAAATCTCAAAAAGCAAAAGAACTGGCGATTGTTGCTGGTGGTAAAGATGACAAGCAAAAAGAAACCTTAGCGAATCAGATAAAAGATATCCAAGAAGAAATTTCTGCCCAAAGTTTTGATCTTGTTGGTAAAGCAGTGAAATATATTTTGGCTAACCACAAAAGTATTAAAACCGAGTTAAACAGCTTATTGGCGGATTTGACAGGTAAAACTCCAGAAGAAATCGGCAAAACAAATATTGTCACTTATGCCTTGTTAGTGAAGGATTTTTTCTTAAAGCCGGAATTACGCGAAGTATTCGAATTGCTTTCTTAATTGAACGCTATGGTGGACTACATAAATTTAGAGACACACTATTCAAAAGATATAGTGACGTCTCTTTTTTGTTGTCTACGATTAAATGGCGTGATTTCTATGATTTTCTAAGTGCGATGTTTGAAGAAATGACGGATGATAAGTTGTGGTCGATGTATATTGCCAATCCGATGAGGCAAAACGCATCTTACAACGAGTTTAAGGAGCAGATGCTAGAAAAAGCCAAGCCAAAAGAACAAGTCGAGTCTGAATCTCAAAAAGCTGCAGAATCCGCGTTGAGGATGCTAGAAAAGTTTGGGGGTGACGACTTTGGCATTTAATGTGTTTGAGCTGTTTGGAACAATTAGCGCTGACAACAAAGAAGCGAATGCCGCCATTGATGAAACCACTGGTAAGGCTCAAAAGTCTGAATCAATCTTCAGCAAACTTGGTAGCGGCTTGAAAGTTGTCGGTGCCGGCATGGCAGTTGCAGCAGGTGCCGCTGGAGCAGCCGCTGTTGGCTTAAGTAAGCAAGTTGTTTCTGCTTATGCTGACTATGAACAGCTAGTTGGTGGGGTAGATACCTTATTTGGTAAAGCTTCTGAAAAAGTCCAGGACTTTGCTGACCAAGCCTATCAAACTGCCGGGATGTCAGCTAATGAGTACATGGAGACAGTAACAGGATTTTCCGCGTCTCTTCTGCAATCCCTAGGTGGAGACACTGCGAAAGCCGCAACGGTTGCTGACCAGGCTGTTATTGATATGTCAGACAATGCCAATAAAATGGGGTCAGATATTACCAATATCCAGAATGCTTACCAAGGATTCGCCAAGCAAAACTATACTATGTTGGACAACCTCAAACTGGGGTATGGCGGAACCAAGGAAGAAATGCAACGTCTTTTGACGGATGCAGAAAAGATTTCTGGGATCAAATATGATCTATCTAGTTTTGCGGATGTCACGGAAGCCATCCATGTGATGCAAGAAGAGATGGGGATTACAGGGACTACTGCAAAAGAAGCCACTGAAACAATCAGCGGTTCCATTGCTGGTATGAGTTCTGCTTGGACAAACTTGCTAGCCGGTATGGGCAATGCCAATGCTGATATTGGTAAGCTTGTAGATAATTTGGTAGAACAATTCGGATATGTTGTTCAAAACATCACGCCTGTTTTAGGGAATATCGTGACCGCCTTGCCACCACTGTTAAATGGGATACTGACTGCAATTGGTGAGTTGCTACCGACGCTACTTACTGCAGTGACTGACTTGTTCAACCAAGTCTTACAAACATTACTGACGTTGTTACCAGGACTAATTCCGGTCGTGGTTAATACGTTAATGACGCTAATTCAGACAATCATTGCTAATTTACCAATGTTTATTAACGTGGCTATGCAAATCGTGACGGCCCTAGTGATGGGACTTGCACAAGCCATGCCTACGTTGATACCGGCAGCGGTCCAAGCAATAATTACGATTGTCCAAGGGTTGATTAAAAATTTGCCGATGCTACTTAATGCAGCATTACAATTGATCACAGGATTAGCACAAGGTTTAATTACAGCTTTACCAATATTGATTCAAGCATTGCCAAAAATTATCAATAGCTTGGTAAGTTTCTTTATCAAGTCCGTACCTCAAATCATTGATGCCGGTATAACACTATTGATTGCACTAGTAGAAGCTTTACCGACAATTATTCAAGCAATTGTTAAAGCAATCCCGCAAATCATCACATCCGTTGTTCGTGCCTTCAGTGGTGCAACACCGCAGTTAATTAAAGCAGGGGTCACGTTATTCATTGCGCTAGTTGAGAATTTACCGCAAATCATTATTGCTATCGTGGGGGCAATTCCACAAATCATGTTGGCGATTATTGATGGATTTTTAGGGTATATCAGTGAATTAGGAAATGTCGGTTACAAGCTGATTACTGGCTTTATCGATGAATTCACGTCCGTTGATTGGCTAGAAGTAGGCGTTAATATCATTTCTGGTATCGGCAAAGGAATTTCCAACTCTGCCGGTGCTTTATGGGATTCAGCCAAAAAAGTTATGGGCGGTTTTAAAGAAAATGTCTTGAGTTTCTTTGGTATTCACTCGCCATCCAGATGGGGCCGTGATTTTGTCGGGAAATGGATTCCTCTGGGGATTGCCGGTGGTATTGAAGATGAAGGCGATTCTATTCAAAATGCTATGGACACCATTTCAGAAAAATTAAACTTTAACACAGATGATTTAGGTACTGGGATTGATGTGAATCAAGTTGTACCTACTGCAACAGGGACCAATGATGACCCTGAAAAAGATACTGAAACCAATAAGAGAAAGCTAGGAGATACATTTAATATCACTCTCCAAGCACTAGGTGAATTATCCGACGTTCAATTAATGAATATGGCTAGACGTTTGGTTGTATTTATTCAAGATTTAAGAGAACGAGATGAGGATCCAAAAGGAGGGGTATTCAATGTTTAGACCAGGACAATTTAAAATCAACCACATTGACAGTGAAGCCTTTGATGTGTTTTTAAGTGCTAGACCTCAACGCGTTTCTGCTGGTCGAGTAATTGAGTTGAAGGAAAGACCTGGAAATGATTCGGTAGTAGTTGATTATGCTTATTACAAAAATGTGGAATGGAAGTTGAAGTGTGTCGCAAAAGTAAGTGACTACGAAGAAATGTACCATTTAGAAGATAAAATCAAGGCGTGGTTGGATATGTCTGACTACGCCGATTTTACTTACAATTTTGATCCTCACTATATTTACCAAGCGATTGTCGTCGAGCCGCCTATATTCAGTGGTACTCATAAAAATGGGATGTGGACGCCATTTGAGTTCAAAATTAGCTTGCGACCATTTAAAATGTCAAGAACAGGCTTAAGGTGGATAACCAATGCAAAAAAACTGGCAAATATCGAACCCTATATCTCCAAACCTTTAATTCAGATTAAGGGTTCTGGGGATATTTCTTTTTGGGTTAATGAACAAAAGTTTCAATTAGTAAATATTGGTAATGAAATACTCATCGATTCTCAATTAGAAGAATCATATCGAATTGTGGATGGTATTTTGGAAACTCAAGATAGCAAAACGAAATTTCTTGATTTCCCCACGCTTTCTAAAGGTACCAATACTTTTAGATGGACTGGAAGTGTACAAGAATTCAATATTCAGCCAAGGTGGTGGACAAAAGTTTGAAACCAAGAATTTATGAGCCGACAGCAACGGATTTTAGCACCAACGGCTTAGGGATATTGCGAGATACGACTCGGGCAGATATCCGTGAAGGTGCAAATGGCGTGTATGAATTAGAACTTGAACACCCGCTGCTTTCTCGATTTGCTGAATACTTCGAGAATGGCTATCAGATTAAGGTTAAGCCGAATGATTCAGATGCCTATCATATTTTTGAAATTAAGCGAACCTACAAAGACACGATTGGTAACAATATCTTAATCTATGCCCAATCTCGTACTTATCGCTTGGGCAATCGACAGGTCCAACATGTAGAAATCGCATCTTGTAATGGCTCTGAAGCGATGCAATTGATTACTGCCGGTATGGATGCATCTTCTGATATCAAATTATTTTCTGATATCACTACCCGGTCGAGTACAACTTTCGAGGCTAGAAATGTTTTGAATTGTATTGCTGGGGAACAAGGTTCTTTACTTCAGTATTGGGGTGGAGAGATTAAACGCGAACCGTTTAAACTATCATTGCTTAGACGACGTGGGCGAGACAACGTAGGAGTTGTACGCTACGGGAAAGATTTGACCGGATTGAAAATCACATTTGATTGGCAATCGATTATTACTCGATGTCTACCTTATGCAGATTTACAAGATGGGAATGATGGTAAAACTAAGCGTATCTATGGGAAGAAGGTGGATAGTTCACTAATTAATAACTATCCAGATATTTATGCTAGGTATGTTCAATTTACCGAAGAACAAGGTGTACATGATTTAGATAGCTTAAATAAGGTAGCGGGGAAGTATTTTTCATCTACAAATCCTGGTGTTGATAAGCCAAAAGTATCAATTGAACTGGAAGTTGATAAATTAACCGACTCAGAAGAAGCAAAAGAATTTGCCCGATTGCGAAATTATGGTTTGTTTGACACCTTTAGCGTTTATCACAAGCTTTATGATATTTATGTTGAGGCTAAAATTACCGAAGTTGTTTACGATTCACTGCTTGAAAAAACAAAAAGAATTGTAGCGGGCGATGCAAAATTAACTTTTTATCAGCAACAAAATAATGAAATGCGAGAGACTATCAAAGCATTAACTAAAAAAGGTTATATGTCTGAATTTGTTGATTACATCACTGATTTAATCAATGGGGTAGAGGGTGGTTCGGTTTTACAATATCCAAAAAACAGACCCCATACAACGTATTACATGGATACTGACAGCCGAGAGACTGCCAAGGATGTTATTGCAATTAATAACCAAGGAATTGGATTTTCTCGTGATGGCTGGCGAGGCCCTTTTAGAAATGCTTGGTCTATTGATGGGATCCTAAATGCTGATTTTATCTTAACTGGGAAGATTATTGCTGATGTTTTTGAGACATCTTTTAACGCTCTTGGTGATCAGTTGAAATTAGCAGCTGGTGTCCTTCAAGCTTGGAATGGTAGCAAAAAGATCATGGAGTTAACAAAGAAAGGTAATCAGTTTTGGAACAACAACGAATCAGTTGGCTTAATAGGAACCACCGGTACTAAGTTCTCCGGCATTGCATTACCAGACGAAAACTACAACGGCCGTTCATTGTTTATCACCTTGGATGAAGGCGGACAAATCATTCAACTTTCAGCAATTGAAAATAACGGTATCCAGTTAGACAAGAGCGGAAATATCGTGTTTAAAACACCAGCGGGTAAAAACGTATCTGTTGAAGTGGGCAATTTCATCGCTAGCAAGGCAACATTTGTTGGCGATGTGAATATTGTATCCGCGCTCAAAGCTCTTAGCCTAGAAATCACCAACACGCTAAAAGTCAACGGCCGAATAGACGCAGCCGAATACGCAGAGTTTGCCAAAAATATTAGAGTCAATGGTCTCGCGGCAACTGAAAGGCTAACAGCTAGTGACTCGTTAAACGTTGGCAATAACGCTACTGTTGGCGGCCGTTTAAATGTCAAAGAACTTTATGTTAATGGCGTGAAAATTGACACGAACGGGAGCGGTTCTGGCGGTCCAAGTGGTGGTGACTTGACCATTTTTGTAAAAGTATTGGCATTGACTGCTAAATACGAAATGGGCGATCGTTCGTCGGGGTATTATCACGAACCTTTAAACGATGGAGCCGGCTGGAACTATGGGAAGTATTCTTTCACTCAAGCCTATGAGATGACACCATTTCTAGCTTGGTTAGCGACTAACTATCCAAGTATCCGAAGTGCGCTGGTTGGGAGCGTGGGCACGTCAGAGTTTAACAACTCATGGGCCACATTTGGTGCAGCAAACGAAACGTTGTTCACCGGCGTGCAAGCCGAGTATTTCTGTCGTCAAAAATTGAAACCTATGATTGAACATTTGAAATCAAGCACAGGCGTGGATTTAAACGACGGCAACAAATGGCTTGGGACACTCTCCATCTTTTGTTCCATCACAAACTGGTATCCAGCAGCGGTTCAAAGCGGCTTCTTTTACAGTTTTGTCCAACAATTCGCAAGTTCATGGAACGACAGCAGTTTTATCACGACTGTTTGCGACTACATTGTAGCCAACGCTTCATCAATGGTGGCGCCAGAATACGTTCAAGGGATCCAGAATCGCTTTCGGGCTGAAAAGGTCGATGCGTTGGCGTTGACAACACCAACGAAGATCCCGTTTGATACGCAAGCAATTGGAGGTTATCAGTTGCCAATCGCTAAACCAATCACAGTCACCTCTGAATTTGGGATGCGAGTACATCCGATTACTGGTGTTTTGCAACTTCATAATGGGATTGATTTGGTCAACGGTAATCCAAATACGCCAATTCTAGCATCCAACGCTGGTAAGGTAGTCCAAGCTAGTAGTGAGTATTTTGACTACTATGGTAACTATGTCGTCATCCAGCATGCGGATGGCTTGTATACCGGCTACGCTCACCTATCACGGATTGATGTCACGGCTGGTCAAACCGTCACAGCAGGCCAGCAACTAGGTTTGATGGGCACCACAGGACCATCGACAGGTGAACACTTGCATTTCCAACTAATGAAGGCTTTTTGGCCAAGTAGCGATGATGATTTTGTTAATCCAAGAACAAAGATAACGATATAGGAGTGATTTTAATTGGCAATTAGATATCCAATTACATTAAGTACCACGGAACCAAATAATGATGTTGGTTTATTAAAAATCCGACAAACAGATCAAGATACACAGACTTTTGTTGTAACGATGACGGAAAACAGCAGTCCGAAAGCATACACGGGGCTGAAACCATTCTTTTGTGCCAAGATATCGACAGACTTAGGCCTAGGATTAATCGAACAAGAAGTTGATGGACCGATTGATTCTGCTAACGGAAAGCTGGAATATACATTAAAACCAACCGATTGGCAAAATCTTGGCCGCCATACCGCATATTTTAGTTTTAGGAGAATGAATTCTGATGGTAGTTTTTCGGAACAGTTTACGACTCGCGATTTTTACTACAACGTTATTAAGTCGGTCTATTCGGACGGAATTACAGAAGTCAAAACTAATGGATCAACGTATTTATGGACGTTTGAAGACTTAAAACGCAAATTAGATGAGTATTTAGCTGCTGGAAAATCGGATTGGGATGAATTTGTAAATCAAAATAAGGAAATTTTGGAATCTCTTGATCCGAATGGTGAATTGCTTAATCAATTAAATGATTTAAAAACGCAGTTAGACGAAGCGACAAATAACAATTCTGCTAATATCAACGATGAAATTATGGGTGGCATTCGTGATATCTTTGAGGCACCACTGTTCGATATTCAAAATCAGCTTGAATCCAGAAAAAATAATATCAACATTGGACATATTACCGACGTTCACTATGTAGTTCGATCAGATTATTGGGGACCATTTCCAGCTGCATCTTACGGATTAACACACCTTTTAAATATCGGTGCTATCTCTGATAAATTAGACCTGATCATTTCCGGTGGAGACAATGCTGACGAAAATAAAAATACTAAAACAGAAATTTTAAAACATCATCGAGATTACGCAACTACTTTAGACACATGCTGCGAGTGTCCGATTATAATCGGCATTGGAAATCACGATGATCAGTCTATAAGAGCAGATGCGAATAAAGTTCCTGGGACTGATTTTTTAGTAACAAATGCAGAATTTGCAGAATTGTATTTCCAGAAATCGAGTAGATTTGGGGAAGTGCGAAATGGCGAATCAAATTATTGCTATTATGATATTCCAAATACTAACGTCAGAGTAATTTGGCTTGATTTGTACCAAAGCCCTGAAACATTAGATAAAAACGGAATTCTCAAATATCCACGTACGAACACAACCGTAATCCAGCAAGACCAGCTGGAATGGTTAGCAAATACTGCGCTAAAAACCAATAGAGATGTAATTACATTTAGCCACTGCAATATCAAGGGGACAATTGGAGGGGAGCCAACTGCTAATGTTTACAATCACGATGTACTTTTACAATTGATTAATGGATTTGCGGGTAAAACCAGCGGAACCCTACTTGGTAGTAGTGCAGACTTGCCAGTAAATCTAGATTTTAATTTTAGCGGACAAACAGGAGATGTTATTGCAGTTGTTTGTGGGCATCAGCACAGGGATGATTACCTTTTGCAAAGTGGAATTAATTATGTCATTACTGCTCAGTCTGTAGGCCGAGATAACGATGGCACACAATACTGGTATACGCCACAAGAGGATAGTTGGTCAGTTTTTAGTATTGATGAGTCAACTAAAACAGTTGAAATTTTAAAATTTGGTCGCGGTACAGGACTGACATTTGGTTATGGAGGCGAAAATTAATGGAAAGTATGTTAGCTAAAATTTGGCGCCTTTTTAGTCATCACAAAGGGCTAGGAGGGGATGAAGCCCATCCAGAAGTCAACCGTTTGGTATCCGGCTTCATGACACCAGAAATGTTAAGTAAGCTTACAGCGGCAAACGGGGATAGTAAGTTAATTAGCGACGGGGATATTAATGTACTTGATCTATCAGCAGGAAATTGGTTAATCGAGGGCAATTTGACAAATAATTTACCATTAACCTACTCATTTTTCTTGGTGGATGTGGCAGTCGCAGGATCCCGAAAATTTATTACTGCAACACAAACAGGTACTGGGAAAATTTGGACTTATGTTGTTAATAACGATGATAATAAAGTTGACAATCCTAACGGTTGGAGAAGAATTTGGCAAGAAGCAGTTTTATTTTCTGGGAGTGTTGGAAAATTGAACGATTCGATACTTCTGACAGACGGAATCCATAAATTTGAGTTTTTCGATATCATGTACGAGTATCAAGGCAATCACAGCTTAGCTCGGATCACTGTTAATCAGCTTAAAAGTGGTTTTGGATTGACCAGCGTTAATATTAATAACGGCGGGACAGATGTTGGATTTTCTTATGCAGAAACAAGTGTTTCGTATGTAAATAATACACAATTAAAAATTAGCGCATCAAAAAGTGTAAATAACAATATGGGTTCATCAAGTGCATCAGAAATAAATACTGCAAATATAAACATTTACCGTATTTTAGGTAAGTTCTAGTTTTTGACAATCAGCCTAATCGCTGGTTGTCTTTTTGTGTTGGTCCCAAAAGCTAAAATAAGAAAAGGAAAGTGAGTCTAATGGATATGAAAATGATTCTGTGGGCAGAAGAAATGATGAAAAATGAGTATGGAAAGGTGCTGATATGGCTGGGTGTCATTTTGATTTTAATGGCAGCGGACATGATCACTGGCTTTATCCAGGCTTACACCAACCACGACCTAAAATCCGGAAAGATGAGTACCGGATTGCTTAAAAAGTTTGCTCTGCTGGTGGTATTGGTGGCGATTGTGCCATTGACCATCGTCTTGCCAGATTTAATATCTGTGACGGTCATTATCAGTGTCTACACGTTGGAAACAGCAAACGAACTGATCAGTGTGGTGGAAAATTGTAACAAACTTGGTGTCGGCAAAGATATTTTTGATCCAATCATCAAGCGACTGCAGACCAATCAACAAGACAAATTACCAGACAAAGATGATCAAGAAAATAATGTATAAGGAGGATGAAGAAAAATGAGTATTGTAAGTAGCGGAGCTGGACACGGTGGTAAGAAAACAGGTAGTACTTGGTTTGATCCAGGTGCTGGCGGGCATGGATATAACGAGGCTGATTTTACTCGGAAGATCAACGAGAAGATTTTAACTATTACAAAAGCAAAAGACACAACGGATAATGCCGGCACAAGTGCAAATAGCAATCTTGGAAATATCACCGCCAAAATTAACGCTGGTGCAGATGGCTGGGCTTTGTCCAACCACTTAAATGCATTCAACGGCACAGCGCACGGTGTGGAAGTCTTGTACGGATCGCCATCAAGTAAGGGCAAGGCAGAGGAGATGGCAGCTGCCATTTCTAAAGCAACAGGGTTAACCAATCGAGGCGCTAAAGATGGTAGTTGGCTATATTTAGCACGAAATAGTTACCCAGGCAAGAAAGTGCTGTTAATCGAATGGGCTTTTGTTGATAATAAATCCGATATGGATAAGTTAGTCAAGAATTTAGACAAGGCGATTGCAGCGATGCTGGCGTGTTTTGGATATAAAACTAGTTCCCCTTCTGAATCAAAACCAACTACTGGTCTGAAGACAGGTGATACCGTTAAAGTCACTGGGAATTTGTATAAGGATGCGGATGGCTCTGGCAAATCAAGTAAGAGTCGAGGTAAATCTGGAAAGATTGATAAAATCGCTAAAGGCAAGAAAAAACCGTATCATGTGAACGGCCTTGGGTGGGCAGCTGCCACAGATTTAAATGCAAATTCGCAAAACAAGCCATCAACCAGCAAAACTAAGACGGTAACGATCGACAAGCTTAATGTCTACACGAGCCAGTCTCTTTCTAGCCCGATCGTTAAAACTGCTAGCGGCTACCGTATCCTTAAAAAGGGTACAAAAGTTAAGGTCACCGCTACGGCTAACAACGGGCAGTCTGTTCACGGGAGCAAACATTGGTCCGAAGTTGATGGATTTGGCTGGGTGCCGTCTGTTTATCTTAAATAACAAAATAGCCCTCGGATTTTTCCGAGGGCCGTACATAGGAACTCCTCCTGCTCTTAATTGAGTGGGAGGGGTCTTTTTTTGTTTAAGGAAACATGTTTTTGACCATCCTTTTGACCATCCGTTTTTGATATTCGCTAAAAACCACGAAAAACAAAAAGCGCCAAAACCCTTTATCTAAAAGGATTTCAACGCTTAGTCAAAAGTGGTAAAAACTACCAATGGAGCTGGCGGGAGT